AATATTAAGCCGTTAGTGCGACGTATGAAGGCTTGGTTGATGAATGGAAAGACATTATATTTTACTGATGATGATGTGTATCGAAAAATTAAACATGTTGTAGTAGGTGATATTGTAAATGAAATTGAAGAACACGGTGAATTTGAAGTGGATTTTAAGCTAGATCCCTTTGAATATACAGAGGATGTAAATCTAAAGCTCACCAAACCTGGTGTAATTTATAATCCAGGTACAATTGAATCTGATCCTAAGTTTTGGATTGTGGGAAATGGTACTTTCCGTATAACAATCAATGATGTCTCTTTTCAAATAAAAGATGTGAATGGTTCTGTTGTCATAGACTCAGAAATACTTGAAGCATATACCGATACCATATCAATGAATAATAAAATGGTTGGGCAGTTCCCTATATTTAACGTAGGAGAAAATACAATAGAGTGGTCAGGAGCAATTCAATTCATGGAAATTCGACCTAGGTGGAGATATAAATGATTACTTTATATAAACCAAATGAGACTGATTTTACACACAATGGTATAGGGGCTTTAGATAAAAATATTTATAACGCAACTGTTGAGGAAGAACTCAATGGTTTATTTTTATTTTCATTTAGTTATCCATTGTTTGCGCCGCGTGGTCTGGAAATAGAGGGAATGAGTATCATTAAAGTTCCAACTCCGGATGGTGAACAACTATTTCGAGTGGCGGCTCCTAAGGTCAGTATGGGTGAGATTACAGCGCAATGTTATCACATTTTTTATGACTTAACAGAAAATCTAATTGAAGACATTTTTGCTGAAACAACAAATGGTAATGGAGCTATGAATCGTATGTCAGCAGGATGCCAATACAAGCATCCTTTTCAGTTTTATTCAGATGTACCAAAGATAGCCAGTGCACGTATTGTCCGTAAAAATCCTGTGGAAGCATTATTGGATTCTAGTCAAGATAATTCATTTGTTAATCGTTGGGGTGGCGAATTAAAACGAGATAATTTTGATGTGAAGATGCTACTAAATCGCGGTATGGATCGTGGAGTAGTGATTCGCCATAAGAAAGATTTATTAGGATATGAAGGTAATGTGGATTGGAAAAGTCCCATAACGAGAATCATGCCACAAGGTTTTGATGGGTTATTTCTTCCTGAAAAGTATGTGGATAGCCCAATTATAAATAAGTATCCTCATCCTAAAATTAAAGTGGTTGAATTTAAACATATTAAAGCAGCTATTGGGGAAAATGCTGACGATGAAGATGCAGTTCCGTTAGAAGAAGCATATAGGTTATTACGCCAGGCAGCTAAGGATATGTTTGCTATTCAAAAGGTTGATCAGCCTAAAGCAAATTATAACGTTAAGTTTCAGGAGTTATCACAAACGGAAGAGTATAAGGATTATAAGCACTTACAAAGTGTTTATATGGCAGATACGGTTACGGTTGAGCATCAAGAAGATGGTATTGATATAAAGGCGAAGGTAATTGCTTATAAATATGATCCAATAAAAAAAGAGTATCTGGATATAACCATTGGTAACTTCAAAGAATCCTTTACGGACGTTTCCGGTAGAGTTGATCTGGTACAAGAAGAGTTATCCAATATGCCAGGCTCTATTTTGGATGCAGCAAAAGCAAATGCTACAAGTCTTATTAATTCAGGATTCGGAGGACATGTCCGTATTTATCCAGATCGTATTTTAATTATGGACACGAAAGATGAAAAGAGTGCTAAAAAGGTTTGGCAATGGAACTTGAATGGATTAGGGTATTCTTCCACAGGTGTGAATGGACCATATGGAACTGCAATTACAAGTGACGGCAGAATTGTTGCTGATTTTATTACTGCAGGTACGTTAAGTGGGAACTTTGTTCAAGGTGGAGAAATAACAGGTTCAACATTACGAACTTCAGATAGTGTGAACTATGTAAATATCTCAAAGCAATTTATACGCTTGTATGAGTCATCTAAAACAAGGGTGTTTGTAGGGTATTACAAAAATAGTAGAAATGAAATACAACCTACTCTTATTTTAGGTGGGGATTCAGATTCCACAGGTGCAAATGGAGCTATTATGGTATACCAATTCTCAGATACAAGTGTTAAATCTGGTGGAATTGGAATTACAAAAGGACTCGATGGCAATGGATACTTGAATGCAGCTTCTTTATACTTTTCGCAAACAGGGAATGCAATGCTTGATGCTGACAAAATGATTGTCCTAAATGCTCAAAGTGATATGAGGTTTAAAGTCAAAGATCAGTTCCGCTTTTATCGTAATGACAATTGGATTGCGAGTATTGGGGTTTCATCTGGAGGGGATACAGATGTCATACTTCCAAATGCGATGATACGAAATTCGAGTTACGAAAATGGTTATATTCAAATAAAGACAGCACTTGGATCATATTATCAAGGAGTAATTGCCTCAGACTTTAAAGTTTCTTCTAAAGAAACCTATAAAACCAATATCCGTCCTATTGCATTCAGTGCACTTGAAAAGGTAATGGAATGGGAAATTAAACAGTACAATTTGAAAACTGATATTCCAAAACTATATGAGATGCGTATGAATCGTAAAGAAGGAGATCCCACAATTACTACAGATGCAATTCCTACACATTATGGTTTAGTTATTCCAAAGGAAGCAGAAGAAAATGGTGTAGGCCTATACGGGATGCTTTCACAATTGACAAGCGCATTTCAAGAGCATGTGATAAAAACGGATGCTAGATTGGAAGAATTAGAGCCATTAAAACCTAAAGGGAATATAAAGCATAGGAACAGGGTGAAACGTCAGAGAAGACCGTCTAGACACGTAAAAAGGGGTAGCTAGAAAGGGGTGTAGTCATGCGAAATGAGGAAATTATGATAGATTTGGCAGATCCTGTGTTTACAAAAACAATTCGCTCTCGGCAGAATGACAAGAATGGATTGAAGCTTACTGTGTACGTAAGAGAAAAAGGACAGAAGGTGGATTTAACAGGATATGCGGTTAAATATGAAGCGACAAATCATACAGGAGTGTTCATTCGAGATGATGCTCAAATAGTTGATGCAAAGAATGGTGTGTTTTCATATACATTTACATCTCAAGCTGTTTCTACATCGGATGATTGGACAGCTTATTTTGTGATGGAAAAAAGTACAGAACGAATGAGTACACCAGACATTCGTATTACATTAAGACGTGATGTGAAAGAAGGGAATATTAAAATCGAAAATTACATTTCTGATTTTGAGATTCTTAAGAAAACGATAGACGAGTTACAGAGAAAATTAAATACAATGGATGTCGTTAAGAAAAGTGGAGACACCATGCCTGGCAATCTTTTGTTTGACAGGTCAAGTACAGACAAGACGAATAAAATAGCATTCTCTACGGCAGGAGTGGAAGAGCTCAACTTCTACCAAACTGGCGATGGATATTACGGGATTAGGGATGTTAAGGGTGATCAAGGTGTTTGGGACTATAATCGTAACAATAAAACGTTTAGCGTTTCTGCTAATACAAACCTTGTTAAGAAAGCTGGCGACATCATAAGTGGAGTTCTTGAATTTAAGAGCGATAATGCAATTGTATTAGGTAGCCGCTCGTTTAAAACAGTTCTTCACAAGGGAGCACAAGGGGCCCTTATTATTGCACCTTCAACAGAAGAGCAAGGAGATAGTTGGGATTGGTCCAAACGAGTTGAAATTAGGCCGGATGGTACTATCAAACAAGCGACAGATACAGACTGGAGTACTCTATCCACATCATTTGGTAGTGTTGGCGGCCGTCCGATGCGTTATAAAAAGGTCAACGGTATAGTTACAATTACCGGATCAGTCGCAAACGCTACAAATGGAACGACCTTCGCTACTTTACCAGTCGGTTTCCGTCCTATTCAAGACATGGTATTTCCTGTCCAAGATGCATCAGTGTCGAAATCAGTTGAGTTGACAATTAAAGGTGATGGCGGAATGGTATTGCAAGGGTTATCTACAAATGCTACTGTCCACATGTCAGCTACATTCAACATTTGATGTAATGTTAGAAAAATAATAAATAAGAAATAAAAAACCAGAGCAGCAGATATAAGCTGGTCTTTTTTATTTTGCTAAAAAGGAGATGAGTACGGTGGAGGAACAGATTTTCAATTCAATGATTCAACAAGGAGCATTCGCAGCGTTATTTGTGTGGATGCTTTTTACTACGCAAAAAAAGAATGAACAGCGTGAAGAACAGTATCAAAAAGTAATCGAAAAAAACCAGGCAGTCATCGAAGAACAAGCAAAAGCATTCGGTTCACTTGCAAAGGATGTATCAGACATTAAACAAAAAATTATGGGGAATGGTGACGACAAATGAAAAAATCTATTAAATTATTAGCCTCAATTTCTACGGCAGCTATCATTGCATTTACTTCAACAGGTAGTGTTTTTGCTGATCGAGAAATGATTATTCCAGGGTTACCTAAAGTTGAATATCGCAATGGATATGGAGCGTATGAAGGTGTAGTAGCACATTCTACAGCAACTCCTGAAGCGCCTGCTATTAATATCCGAAACTATGAAGCAAGAACATGGCGTTCTGCATTTGTACATTATGCAACGGATTGGGATGAAACAATTCAAATTGCTTCTACTAAGTATCAAGCATGGGGAGCAGGACCAGCGGCCAATAAGCGATTTGTTCATGTAGAGCTCTCTGAAACTAGTGACTCTATTAAATTTAAAAAATCATATGAAAGATATGTAAAGTTACTTGCTAAAATTTTAAAAGATAGAAATATCCATCCATCCATTGGATTGTGGACGCATAAAGACATTACGTATAAGCTTGGTGGCACAGATCATGAAGATCCAATTGACTATCTTCGCAGTCATGGTGTATCGGAATCAAAATTCCGTGCTGATGTATTAAAAGCATATAATGGAGATTCTATTTCAGTTGAAGCGAAACCACAGCAACCAAATGAAGTACCTGGTGTTATTAATGAAGTGGGAGTAGCGTATATTGATGGATACAATGTAAACCTTCGTTCTGGTCCCTCCACAACAAATAGTGTTATTCGTAAATTGCAAAAAGGTGAATCATATAAAGTCTGGGGTAAAGTAGGAAACTGGTTGAATCTTGGAGGAAATCAGTGGATTTATAACGATTCATCATACATTCGCTATAAAGAGGAATCTTCATCTGTGGAAGGTAAACGTGTTGTTTCTAAAGTGAATGACTTACGATTCTATTCAAAACCTTCCTGGTTAGATAGGGATGTAG